TACGCAGATCGTATCGGTAGTGGCCGACGCCGCCTGACCTGTATAGTCTTTCTTAAAGGTTTGCGAAACCAGCGTTGCGCCAGTATTGCGGATATTGCCTACGGTCGTGCCGGTAGTGTACTTGATGGTACCGAGCAGCCAAGGGCCAAGGTGTGTAGCGAAACCCATAATAATTCCTCAAATCAAAACTTGCTGTCTCTTGAGGGAAGTCTGCCTAGTCAGTCAGCAAGTCGGGTGGTCTAGGTATGCCACTTTATAACACAACACATTGAAAAAGAAAAGGGGGCCGAAGCCCCCTTTTCTTGCTCTTACGATCCGGGCGAACCGTACATGCCAAGCGGGTCAGACCAACCGAACGAATAACGCTCGCGGGACTTGTAACGGACGTTACCCGTGTCAAAGTCACCGTCCATGCTATTGGACAGCGGCGTACGAACAAAGTGCTTCATGCCGTTTGGAACATCGGTAGTCAGATACCAGCCGTTCGTATCCGTCAGGAAGTGATTGATCGTGTAGCCTTCTGGGATCGAACCGTTGTTCTTCAGAGCGTTCACGTCGTTGTCAGTGGTGCCGACACGGAGTTCGGTTTCCAACAAACGAGTAGCAACGAACTGGAGAGCGGGCGGAACAATCAGCTTCTTCGGTTTAGCTGCGATCAGCAGACCACGTTCGTCAGTCCATGCAGCGATCTGGATCACTGCGTTTTCCAACGAGGTCTCGTTCAGGTCAGCGCCCGTCGAAGGACGGTTGCTGTTAGTACCACCCGAAACCAGTGGGTGAGACGCGCTGAAAAGAGCAACACCATCACCACCAAGATAGGCATTGGAGAAGCCGTTATTGATAACAGCCGCTGCTTTGACTTGCTTGGTGTACGCCATAGCACGGGCCAGACCTTTGGTGTAACGAGCAGACAAGCTGTCGTACAGGTTGTCCTCGATGGCCTCTTCGGTCAGCGAGAAACCCAAAGCAATGGTTTCGTGGTTGTAGCGAGCGGTCCATGCTTCTTGTGCATTGTCATACGCGATGGCAGAACCTTCGTTTTTGACAGGTGCAGCAGAGAAACCAGACAGCTTGGTCTCTTCTTCAAACGAACGCTCGGAAGTCTCGGTGTCGTAGATTTCCTTGTGTTCCTCGCCATAGCGAGCATACTCAAGACCAAACAGGGCGTTGAGTCCCGGCAGGAGTTCCTTGAGTAGTTGGGCGCGTGAAATTGCCATTTTAAGTTACTCCTTAGACGGCGGTAGCGGCGTAATACTCGTGGATACCGAAGTTGATTTTCACCAACATCTCGGGAATCTGAGTAAACACAATCGTCGAAGCGGACGGGATGGCCGTTGCGCTCAAACCAAGCGAGGTCGTAGCTACGTTAATCGTAATCGAAGTCGTACCAGCGGCATAACCCGAAGTGGTAAACGAACCCGTACGAACCAATTGCCCGTTTGATGCGATGTACGATACGTCAGACCCCTGAACAATCGCGTTTGGCAGGCCGGAGCCGGTCAACGTAATCGTCGTGGAGCTTGAGCTACCAGTTGCACTAGTAGGAACTGCCGTATCAGGAACAACACCAACAACACGCATTGGGAAGGTTGAGGTTGTCAACGTCGCTGAGTACAACAAGGCGTTAGCCGAGTTACCAGTGTTGGAGTTACCAGTGTTGTTAATCATCTGGTAGTTCTGACCAACCATCGCGTAGCTGCCCGACGCTACAGTCGTGCCCGACGAACAAACAACCGCTTTGAACACGGTGTCAGGATCGTCACACACAATCGCAACCCCATCACCAGCCAGCGTACTGCCCGGCCAGTATTGAGCAAACTGCTTCTGTTTGGTCTGAGGGTTGGTAAACGAACAGCCGAGGAAGACCCCAATCATGCCCGAAGAACCGCCGCCAGTCGAAACCGACAAACGTTGTGCAAAACCTTGAGCAACCTTGACGATATCGCCATAGAAAATGCTCGTAGCTTCGCCGTACTGGATCGGGACTTCACGGGTAGACCCCGCAAATACCTGACCGCCAATCAAATTGATCGGCTTTAGCCCATAGGGCGCGTCAATAACTGGATAAGCCATTTAAAGCTCCAAAAAAGTTAAATACCTTTGCCGAATCGTACCTCGGACTTGCCTTCTCGGAAGAGTGGCATCCGGGGATCGCTTTGTCGCATCAAGTTATTGTTCACTGCGTCCGTCTGAGCTTGGGTCTGCTTGGCGTAATACTCATCACGCTGTTGCGTAAACTCAGCCGGGGTTTTGCAAAGCAATAACCCGCCAACTTCGATGTTGTCTTTATATTGACTATTCGGGTCAGCTAACAGTTTAAATTTTGGTTGTTCCGTGATATCAACTGGTTCCCAACCTTCCCGTAATTTGGACGAGATATTGCGGGGATCTGTTTTTGATAGCGTCGAAACGCGAATCCAGCGATACGAATACCCATCCGCTTTGTCAGGTTCGGGTAATAGTTCGGGGGGCATCCACTGTTTGGGGCGCTCCGCCATCGCTCGGGTTGCAAGCTCACGTGTCAATCGGTTATCGGCCATTTGAATTCTCCAATTTCAAAACTTCTCTAGCGTATTGCTCGGGTGTAATTCCAAATTTTTTGGCAAGTTGGACTTGGCTCGTTTTCAGCTTCACTTTGTTGGGGGCCGTACTACGAGTTGCCGGAGCTACGACAGTGCTTGGTTTTGAACGGTTGGATTCTTCAGCAGCTTTTTGACGCTGTTGCTCAGCCCACTTGGGGAATCGTTCGATAAACCGGCGACGAATTGTATTGTCCAACTCGTTGTAATACCCATCAGACCCAATTTCCACCCCATTACGGCGGAGCTTTTCGTGTAGCCCCAACGCTGCGGCAGTCATTTCCTCGTCCTGACCGAACCACGGATTGCGTTTTTGCCACGCTACCGCTTTGTCATCTGGCCGAGGGGGCTGCTGATATTGCTCTGGTTGTGTTTGTACAGGAGTTTCTGGCTCTTGTAAAGAGGGAACTTTGAAATTTTTGGCCTGCATCAATTTCAAGTTAGCTTCTTGCAGCGCTTGTTGCGCTTCAACCAGCCTATCCGCATCCCCGGCATCGTAGGCTTCTTTGAAAGCCCGTTTTGCCATTTCCAATTCCATGCCCGCTGCATTCTGGATCGTGGAGGCATACTCCTTCTCTCCAGACGAGATCAAACTACGCATGCGCTTGTTTTCTTCGTACAAGCGTTGAGCAGCCGTTACGGCTTCTTGCTGCTCCCGAACTGCGGCTTCTTTCTCCCGACGCTCGTCATGCCAGACCTTGCGCATCTGTTTGAGCTTGGTTTTGACTGCCTCGTCATACCCATCAAGCTCATCTTTCTCAAGTTCTTTGGCAATCGGCTCGGGCATTCGAGTTTTACCCCGATCTGCCTCCGGCGTATCGTCTTCAATCTCAATCTCAAGCTTTTCTTCCCGCGCTGCTTGGGGGGCTTTTATCTCCACCTCGTCAGGAAACTTGAATTCGTTGCGCTCCATTTCAGGCATTTTGTCCTCCTTATTTACGCTTGATGCCACGTGGATCGTCAACCGTACCTTCAACGGAGTCATCGTTGATGATTCGGAACTCACGTCCGTGGATGACTAATCGTGTCCCGGCATGCGGACGGATTAGGATGAAGTCCCCTTCTTTGCACCAAGCACCACTCGGGAACCGATTTGGGTCTTTGTAACAGTCGGGACCAAGGGCAACTACAAAAAGAACTGTTGTGAGCAGTTCTTCGTGGTGAACGGTGGTCTCAGCTTTGATGATCCCACTCTCAAACTCCTTCTCAATCTCGGGGATTGCACACAGGATTCTGTACCCTGATGGTTTGGGGAGTTGTGTCGCTTTATCGCTGGGGTTTGTATCCAGCACTGGGTCAGTCATCCAAATTCTCCAATCTTTCTTTGAGGTCTATGATGATTGAGCATGCAGCTTCAAGACCTCGCAACTGGCCGCATACAAAACGATACTCGTCAAAACTTATACAGTTACCGCGCCCGATTGCTGTTTGGAGCATAAGTATGCGGTCTTTGTATTGATCTAAAAGATACTCAAGGTTCTTATCCATTATTTACTCCCGGTTGTGGGGTGTTCCGATCCAACTGATGTTTACCCATCTCTTGGTCTTGATCCGCCTTCTGGGTATTCTTCTGATGTACTTGGTTTGACATCGTTTTAAACACGTCAACACCAGTGCGTAACATGTTGTCTTGCTTGGTGTTGCGCATTTGCGCCACGGACTTGAGCGCATCAATCTGGATCTGCTTCTGCTTGAGCGCCGCGTCAGTCTGATCTTTGATCTCTTTGCGCTTCTGATCGGCTTGTTTGATCTGAAGCTCCTGCATCTGGATCTGTACCAACGGGTCTTGCATCTGCTGTTGGGCCTGCTGCTGCGCCTGCTGTCCTTTGTTTGCATTAAGCAGTTGCTGAGACGCCTGCGCCAAGAGTGGCGACAAACGCGCTTCAACTTCTGGGTCCATCGGAACTTCTTCGCCAGACGCATCAAACTGCGGCGGCAAAGACATACCAAGCTGTTCCTCAATCTGTTTACGATACTGGAACCCAAGATGCTCATTTATATGATTCATCATCGCCGCTTGCATCTGCGGGGCCATTGGATTGTTCTGCAATAGCGACTGAATCATGGGGTCCTGCATCGCGGACATATGGACCATGATGTGAGCTTGGTGGTCCTGATAGAGGAACGCTTTGACCGGCTTCATGCGTAGCACGTTCTGGTTCTC